AATACACCAAGAAGACAACGATTAATATATCCAATGTTGAGTGGAATAGCAGGTGGAATGAATGTTTTATTTGCGAAAAGTTTATCAAAATTAATATTTTTTTATTTAAAAAAAACGGATGAACAAACAGATAATTTAAAACATTTTATAGCATTTTTATTTCTTTTTGCTGTAATTACATGTAGTTTTTTACATATTAAATGGTTGAATATGGGACTATCTAGATTTTCCACTCTTTATATATACCCATTAAATAAATCGATATGGATTATATCATCTATTCTGGGTGGTATTATTGTTTTTCAAGAGTCAAAAGATTTTGAAGATAAACCAGTAAAAGCAATATTTTTTGTATTTGGAATATTGATTATGTGCTTTGGAATATTTAAAATAAGTACAGAACAAATTTCAAAAGAAGTTGATGCTATAGAATTAGAAGAATTTGTATAAATATTACTTTATTATTATTCATATTCAAAAAATAATTAAATTTATTAATTGAATATAAATATTTAAATATTATTTTTATAATTCATCTTCTTCATCTTCATCCTCATCATCAATAATATCAATACCTTGAATAAAGGTTCCGTGTCTAATCGAACCCCCATTTCTAGGATATTTTAATTTTTTAGTTCTAAGCACTTTAATATCAACATTATGTTTTTCAGAACAAAGTGCAAATGGAAGAGTAAATAAATCTTTATTATATTTGATACTTTTAAGATTATTTTCTTTACAATAAACATTAAATGCAGTTTTGAATGTGGTTTCTCTAATATAAATGTTATCATCAAATTGTATAATACCAGATGTTAAGAAAGCCATCAGTGAATTTGTATCCTGTGACAATTCTTGTTGATTTTTAATGAAATATTTAGGTAAAATATCCCATATTGATTTAGTACCGAAATCATTAATCATAGTTAAATAGGCTAAATTACTTTTTTTCAAAATTGTAGGTATCTCTGCTTTTAATTTTTTACCTAATAATGGATCAACTTTCTTTTTGGGAACTTTTTTCATAAAAGCAAAAATGACTAATCTTCTTGATAATGAACCACTATTATCTGTGTATCCAGGAGTTTCATTTCCAGCAAGAAAACCAGGTGTTTTCCATACGATGTTCTGTGGTGTTTTATACTTAACAGGAACAACAAGATCTTCTCCAGAAATCATACTTTGGAATGATGCTTGTGGTAGATTTAAATTAGCAGTAATTTCTGGAGCGATAAAAATGGTTTTATCATGAAAACCCGATAAACCAAATTGAGTTTCACCATCATTAGATAAAATACCAACATCATCACCTTCATAAAAACATTTAATTATTTTTGTTAAAATAGTACCTTTACCAGTTCCTGCAATACCTTTAATAAAAGCAATAACTTGCCAATCATCTAAATCACCAACATCATAAAGCATTCTACCAATCAGGATATACATCCAACGACAGATATCTTCATGTTCTTCTTGATCATTAAATTGAAAATCTAGAATAGATTGTAAATATGGAGTTGGGATATTATACCAATTATCAATATTGTCATACATATTAAAATTAACTTTAAAATACTTAGCAGAAACAATATTATTAGGTAATGCAGGATATGTACCATATTTATAAAATTTATCAAAATATTTACCAGTTTCGGGATTATAATTTTTAGCCAAGTAAACTCCATTTTGAAATGAAAAAACGTGTCTATGTTTTCTTAGTTCAATAAATTGAGGATCATCGGTTTTAGATAAAAATTTAATAGCATTAACTCCATTCGATTTATCAACAGTAAGATTATGCCATTGTTCGTAATTAAGTTCCTTTTTACATGATTTGTATAAAAATCTTTCTACAGAAATATCTTTTTTCCATGCGTATGAGTAATAACCATCTTTAGTATAAATTTCTTTATAACAAAATTTTTCATCACCATTTTCAACTTCACCAGTAGGTGGGTAACGTCTGTATCTTTTTTTATAAATAGTATTCAATAAATATAGAATTAGATTTTGAAATGGTGTATTTTTAGAGGTATCTGGTGGTGTAAAGCGATAGTAAGACATTTCATCACTAACATATGTTTCATAATTTGGTGCTAATGCTCTTTGAAAACAATATAAATTTTGAACTAATTCTTTACCATAATATATTAATTCATATACATGATCAAACTCTTTTTTAATTAATTCTGTTAACATTCCTCTTACCATAAATTCATTGTATAAAGAGACAGCTTCGTATTCTGCTTTTCGAAATCCATTCGTAATCGAATCTTGTGTAATCGATTTATCTCCAATTTCAATATTACGAAGAGCAATTTGTGTTACATTTAAAGAATGTAAAGTTTCTCCATGTTTCCAGAACCATTTTTGTTTTAATTCTTTTAATTTATCAAACATCTTTTGTTCAAAATTTGGTCCTTTATTTTTTTTATACAAATCTCTTAATTCTGTACAGTTAACTCGTTTGATTCTAGGCAATTCCATAATTTGACAATTAGATTTCCATGTTTCAATAATTACATTTGAAGATTGAACCGATTGTTCATTACTTGTTTCTTGAATTTCTTCTTCATTTTCAATATGACTATCGTCATCAGAGTCTAATATAACGCATTCTTCAAATGGGTGGCAATTTTCTATTTCAAATTTGCGTTCTGCCATTTATATAATTATTTAATAATAAATTAATTTATTTAAATAGTTTTATTTGTATTTTCAATATAATCGTCTAATATCCTATCATTGTGCTTTTTATAATGATTATATTTAAATCTATACATTATAAAATTTAGTTATAATATCTAAAATATTGCGTTGTTTACTTCTTCCTTTTTAAATAATATAGTATTAAAGTATAATTAGAATGGATTTTAGTTTTGATCTGTTTGATAAGGAACTTGAAATATTGAATCAGCAATTAGAAACAAATCAACAGCATTCTAATAATGTTTTAGTTTTACAGAAAGACCCTGAAATAGTATGTGAAAAAATGAAAAATAATATAGGGAATACAAAAAAAATAGAACAACAAGAACAATCTGAATTTATTATAACAGAAATAAATGATAGTGAAACAATACCCTCCAAAAATAAAACGTTATTAGAAAATACAGTAATGTCTAGAAGAGAAAAAAAGAGATTAGAACGTATACAGAGACAAGAAAATATAAAGAGAGAACGAGAACAACACTTTGCTGAAATGAAAAAACAAAAAGAAGTACCAGTTCCAGTCATTATAAATGATAAAAAAGTAATAACTATAGAAAAATCATCAAAAACAACAGATATTCCAACGATTAATAAAGAAGTTCAAACAAAAGTTAGTCAAATATTAAATATAGAAGAAAATTTTAATTCAAAGTTAGAAATCATAAATAAAGATTATAAGAAAGAAATAACGCAAAAAGAGAAAGAGTTGAATAATAAAGATAGAGAAATTGAAGAATTAAAAGAAAAATTAAAACAAGAAAATTTAAAAGTTCTAGCAATAAATGATAAGATAGAAAAAGAATTAGAACAAAGATTAAGTGCGAAACTCAAAAAACAAAAAGAGTTAGATAGTGTTGAAAAACAGAAAAAAACTTTAGATAAGCGTATAAAAGAACAACAAATTCAATTAAAAAAAGGCGAAGAACTTTTAAAGAAAAAAGAGTTAGAATTTAAGAAATTAGAGAAGTTAAAAAAACATAATATTAATAATATTGTTCAAGTTGTAGAGGAATCTTATATAGAATCGACTGAAAATAATGAAACTTTGCCAGATATTCAAGAAACTGTATTAAGAAATAAATTAAAAAATATAGGTGATAAATCAAGCCCAGAATATAATAGAACATTAGACTTATTAAGAGTAATTGTTAAAAAGAAAAAAGTAAGAGATTCCACATATAAAAAAGCAAAAAAAAGAATAGCATCTAGACCAATTGCGAAAACTATTCCAAAATCAGTAACACCAATAAAACCTAAACATAAAATAACAATAAAATCTAAAAAATCTAAAAATACTCAAGATATAAAAATTAAACAAAAAACTTTATCGACATGCAATGTATCTTTTGATGAACGAGACTGTGTTGAAATAGATAATGTGTTTAAAAATATTTCATTTCGGTTTTTAATATTTAGAAATTTTAGTATAGATTTTTTTGATTATACAAAAAATAGGTTATTTTCAATATATTTTTATAAAAATTTTAAAATTGCGATTTGTAAATATAAACAAGAATTACAAAAAAGAAAATCAGATGGTAAAAAATTTTATAGAGAAGTCGTAGTAGATTATACTATTATTGATAATAAATTCAAATTATGGTGTGTTGCTTGGAATGGTTTAATAAATATAAATAAAGATGATTTTATTGAAAATATGAATATAGAAGATTGTGGTAATTATTATAATATATTACTTCCAAATAATACATCATTTAGATATCAAAAAGATGGTAGAGAAATTTATTCTTTTAAACCAGATGGAAAAATTATTTGTAAATACTTCTAATTTATAAATTTAAATTAACAATTTTTTTTATCATTATATATATTTTAGTTTCTTATAATATAAGATAACTATCAATGTCTGATATTGAAGAAACTATTGAAGAAACGATTGAAGAAATAGAACGCATAACTATCACAAATAATGATGAATTATATGAAGAAAAAACAGATGATATCAAACAACTTGATTGTTTCCCAGATGAAAAGAATAAATCTAAAAAAGACAATAAATATGATAATTATATAATAGAAAGGAAAAAAGAATTAATTTTAGATTTAATTAAATTCATTGGGTATGAATCATTTGAAGATCCAAAATACATCACATTTTGTAATATACAAAATGATAGAATAGAAAATTATATTATAAATATGTTAGATGCTTTAAGAACAGTATTCAAAACATATAATATTAGAAGTATGACTAGACAGAATAAAGACAAAAGATTTTGTTTAAATATAACAAGACAATTATTACAAAATATTGGTTATACTTTAAAAATGAAAACCTATCCATTAATTCGTAATAATATTATTACTTCAAGTACAAAGTATAAAA